TATATTCTCTGAATTTATCATAGGTTTCTTTGTCATTCTGTGCCAATTTCATTGCAGAGAAACTAGTCGCTTGAAGATTATGAGGGTTGTTATTTACTTTTTCTTTTTCTTTATTGNCTGTGGGTGCTCCAGGCTTACCAAATTCAAGAGATTCTTTACCAAACCAACCTCCATCATCGTGCGTTATTGTTAGTCCATTTTTCTTGGCATCAAGAACTTTCTTCAGCATTTCTTCATCTGCTTTGGACCAAGTCTCTACGTCAAGAAGAGCCTGAACTTGTTCTGTAGTTAAATCTTTTAACTTTTCTAAGTCATCGATATCTGCATCACCCCATCCAATGTCTACTGCACCAGCATTTTGGGCTTGCTTGGCCAAAACCATATCCATTTCTGCTTTAGTCTCTCCACCTTTACCGCCTTCAGATGCAGACTTTTCTAGTGATGGGTCACCAATTTCTTTACCGTCAAGGAATAACTCTTCCCCTAATTTCTCGCCACCATATTTTCCCATAAAGTAGCCGATTGCTCCACCGGCAAGTCCGCCGAGTAGAGTTCCAACTACTGGAACAACTGAACCAACAGCGGCTCCTGCTAGAGCCATTGAAACTGCCCCTGCTGTTCCAACGTGTTTAGCATTCTTTTCGTCACGATTTAATGTATCATCGTCCTCTGTTTTAAAGCCTTCATATGCAGTTGCGAGAACAGTCAAAGGAACTGCCAATTTAGTTGCAACTGTTGCCGCACCTTTGAGAGCCGTTGTCGCAGTAGTTTTTACGATGTCTGGTGTTTTGTTCGCCAAGGCACTCACTGCTTTACCAGTCATATCTGATGTTGCTTTTCCTAAAGATGAATTTGCAAGGCGAGTCCCTGATAAATTTGGTAACAGAGTCCTAGCGGGTGTAACACCCTTAGTAGCCAATTGTTGAGCATTTTGAGATAATAAGGGAGTAGCACCTGGTATCTTCTGCGGGACACTATTCAACTTTGGAGTCGATATTTTTTTAGACTCTAATTGGAGTTTAGCCTTTTGGTCTGAAATTAACTTGGCATTTTTAGCATCAAGTTTTGCTTGAGCGGCCGCTTCTGCTTTAACTTTCAACTCTAGTTTTGCGGCTTTCTCAAGTTTTAGGTTTCTCTTTATCTCCGCTTCTTGTAATCTAACAGCCTTCGCTTTTGCTTCTGCATCCGCAATGGCCAATTTCTGAGCCTTAACTCTCTCTGCTTCAAGTCTAGCCGCGGTTGCTTTTTTGACTTTAGCCTCTGCTTCTGCTTGGGCAGCCAACTTCGCTTTAGCCTCTTGCTCTAATTTAAGAGCCTTTGATTTTGCTTCTGCATCCGCAATACGTAATTTCTCAGCCTTAACTCTCTCTGCTTCAATTTTATTAGCAGTTACTTTCCTTGCTTTTGCTTCATCCGCAAGGCGTTGTTTTTCTAGTGCGGCAGCCTTTGCTTTTGCGTCTGCTTCTATTTTGGCAGCCTTTGCTTTAGCCTCATCTATCTTGGCTTGCTTAAGGCGTGCTTTCTCGGCTTCCTTAACTTTCAATTTTTCAGCATCTTTAGGGTCAATTTTCATATTGACGCCAGGTATCTTATTAAGTACAGTCTTCAATAACGTAAGCCCAGTTGAAACACCGCCAATTGCCAATGCAATTCTTCCAAAAGGTCCAGCGAGTACGCTTCCAAGCATACTCATAAAGCCTTTACCTTCTTTCATTAGAGTGGGTGAACTTTTCACCTTACCTAAAAGAGCACCACCCTTTTTATCTCTACGGTCTTCTAATGCACGCCTTTCCGCTTTAATTTCTCGCATTTCTCGGCGTTCATCTAACTCTAATTCTGCTGTTTCAATCTCTAGCAACTCTTGTAGAGCAGGACTTGTGACTGACATACTATCGCCATTAATGACACCAGATATAGGGTTGTTGCCCTCTGCTGTAGGACTAGGAGAACCATCATCTCCTGCAGGTGCATTCATTTTGACTTTATTTGGAGTACCTTTTTGACGACCGCCAGTCTTTTTCCTCTTTGACTTCTGGGCTTTCTCAGCATCGGATACCATCTTATCGTTTGTAGCGGTAGCCTCTGTTTCCTCTTGCTCAGTAGCCCCAGCCTTAAATCCTCTAATTGAATCAAGAGCGGCTTGCCATCCGTCTGAGTGCATACGAAGGAATGCTTCATCTCTAGCAGTAGCGGCTATCTTATCTTCTTTACGTTTCTTATCATCCGCTTTCTTCTTTATCTTGCCTCGCAACCTATCGGCTCGTGCAGTAGCACTGCCCATTCCCAAAGCGCCAGCAACTTTATCTTTTTGCTTCTTGAGATTTTCTTTCTGGTCACCTATAAGTTTATAAGTAGCCATCATTTTCATTAATGTGTCAGCGCCTGCCATATCTTTTTCTACCTATCTAAGTTTTATTGTGTCGTTCTTTTTCTTCTTCTAAATGTGCTACCAATAGACGAACATATATGTCACGTTCATATGGTATCATATTCTCTAGGTCTGAAAGACTATAATTGTGGTGTTGCATAAGTTGAAAGTTCGTCTTATAGTGGTTAACTAGCGAATCATAACTTATGCAAAGCCGAAAAAATCTTCTAGGCCCTCCAATTTCACCTCTTCAACATACCCACATTTAGAACACTTATAATCTAAGGTGTGTCTCAATTGCGGTTGCATCTTGAAGTATTCCTTAATTTTATCAAAAACATCTTCCGACAAATTCTCTACAAACTCTGACAACTCTGCCTTAGATGTCTCAGAGCCCTTATAAACTCCTTCTGGGTCAAATACATAATCAATTGAATCTACGATAACCTTAAACATCTTTTCAATAGTGTCTTCTTCATTATCGTGATACTGTAACTCTGCCGTAGTTAGGTATTTAAATTGAATACCAACGTGTTCATTCAACATTATCTTTGAGTAGTCTTTATCAGGAAACTCAATCTTAATATCGTCAATCTTAATCGGGAACGTATCTACACTACCACAAGTTTTACCTTCATCACCGTCTGGTTGATTACACGTAAATGACGGTTCAATAGTATCTCCCCTACTCTTTGCCCTAATGTTCAAAAACAGAAAGTCTACATCAAATGGTGGTAGTTTAGCACCATCAATCTTTCCATCTGTACAATTAGAGATAACCCTTACAATCACATCCCTTACTGCATTAGCAAAGTCTAATCCCTTTAGTTCTTTTGCTGTCTCCATTGCTGTCAAAAGAATTTTCTCTTCTTTCACAAGAAATGGTCTATATGTTACACTGTCTCCAGTAGACGGTAATTTCAATTTGTAAATCGGTGTTTCGATTTTAGGTAAAGCCATAATTATCACTCCATAATATTAATTAAATTTAGGTGGCGTCTTGCAGAAGTTTAGAATTGCCTGCTTTTAGCCAAGTATCTTCAGTCTTGCCAGACCATACATAGTCTCTGAAGGAAAATGTTACATTGAAGGAAGCAACTTCAGAACTTTCTCCCCAAGCGAATTCTATTGGTCCCACGTTAGTCGGATATGCTTCTTCTAATGTTACGTGTACCGTATCTTCCTGGCCTTGTCTGTTTAAAGGTATAATATCAACTGCTCCAACATAAGTATCGTAATATGATAGGGTGTACTTTTGTCTATCTGTCTCTTTTACACGACCCATAATAGCAGAAATCCATCCCTCAAAGAACCTGTGTTCTAGATGATTAGGACTACATACAAAGGAAATTGCTACCGTGTCTACAATCAAATCATTTGCAACTTTAAATACTGGTCCGAATCGTCTTGCCTCAATAGTACCTAGAGACTTACCAGGTAGAGTCACACTTTTCGCACGATACGCCAAGTCGTTTGTAGTGATTGATTTCTCTGTTCCGTGGTAGAAAGCCACACCCGCTGGCTTGGTTATCTGTACAGAATATAAATTCGTTCGGGCATAGTCGCCACGTTCTTTCATTTGCTGATTAAATTCTTTTACGTTCATTTATTTGCCCCAAACTGATTTAGCAGAAGCGCCAACAAATTTCTGATATGGGAGATATATAACATTTTCCCATTCATTCGCTGGTGCCTCTAAAAGACTTGTCTTTACGTGCCCATATAAGTATTTATGTATCATCTTCTCGGCCCCGTTAATGTTTCTCACAGCATCCCAACTCAATTTAAAATGAGCCTTATCAGACATACTATCTGTATCGCCCTTTTCACTAGCAAATTTCATTATTTTAGATAGAAATTTCGCACGTTCTACAGGAGATAGATAGTGAAAATTGAGTCCTATGAAGCCATCCTTATATACATCTAATACTACAATGAGAGGGAATCTATCCCAGTATGGTAGTGTTTTCTTATGTTTTGCATCATATCCGAATGTGAACATTCGTCCTGGCTTGAGAACTGCACGTTTCTTCATACCCTTAGCGGATTCACCAACTTTAGTCTTAAACCAAGCGGCACTCCTCTTAGCCTTAGTTGCCTTAGAGCCTCGTTTAGGAGTTTGTGCTAATGTGTTTAACTCTGCACCAATTGCCTTACGAGCCATCTGACTTGTCTTACCAGACTTAGGATTTATCTTACCCCATTGCTTACCGAGATAACGATATTTCTGCCCATCACTAGCGACCTTCTCAGTCCCTACAGCGATTTGAATTAGTTTCTTTGCGACTGCTATTGCCATATTACCTTACCAGATGGTCCTCAGTGAGTATTTTAAATTCCCATTTTCTGTCTTCACAAAATTCTCTAGCCTTATCCCACTTTGCTTCATTTACTTTCCACGTTTTTAACTCTCTCAAGTACCTGTACTTGCTTTTCGCTGTCTTGCCCATCTTAGGTGCTTGACACTGTCCCTTTGGTTTAACTTCTATTATTATATTACTTATCTTTCCATCTTCACTTAATGATTGAATCCAAAAGTCTGGGAAGTACCTATGAACTTTACCATCAACTGGGCTTACGTATGGAATTACGAGTTCTTCGCTATTCCACTTAATTACCTTCTTGCTCGTATCAGCGTATACCATAAATCGTCTTTCCCACGATGACCGATATACTACGTTATCAACTGCACCAACGTACTTTGAGCGATTCTTAACTTTGTACTTACCTTTATGTGCCATTACTATTATTTATATAAATAGTTCAAAGAGTATCTTTCTAGAGGAAATCGACAATGAATTTAAAGATGGAGTATGAATTATGGAAATAAATGGTTTGAGTGGAGGAGCAATGGGACCAGAAGCAGTTCTCTCGCCATCCACAAAACGGCCCCAAGGCGCAGTCCCATTTAAATTCCCTTTAGAACCTATTAGTGCTGGCAACTTCTGGACAAAAATCACAGTGAGTTCTTGGGCCCCAAAAGGGGTTACTGCAGGAGTTAAGGGACAAAATCACTCATTGGCAGGATATCATCTAGCAGACATTTGGTTGCCAATGCCACTGACACTTGGAACTGGATATAATCAGAACTTCTCTGAAGCAGGAGATATGATGGTCAATAGAGCGATTGGCTCTGGTGATGGTGTCGTTGGCGCACTTGAAGCCGCACTTGGTACTGCTAAAGCCACAGGTGCTCAAGCAGGAAAAGAAGTAGTCAATGTTGTTGAAAACTTAGGTGTTTCAATGAACGCTTCCGCTAAGATGAGTCACGCTTCTGTAATCAATCAGAATCAAGGATTAGTGTACGATGGTGCTACATTACGTAGCCACACATTATCTTGGAGAATGACGCCAAAAAATGAAGACGAGCAAACGGCTATCACTGAAATTGTAAACGTATTGAAAGCATACGCAAGTCCAGCCGTTGCAGGGTTTTGGGGTGGTAAAGACACTACAGAGGAGGCAGCCGCTAAGGCTAAGGCTAAGAAAGACTCTCTCCAGAAGGCAAGTGGTGATAATAAAGAAATATTCAGAAAGATGGGCAGGCTATCAATACCCCCTACTGTCGCAGTTGAATTCTGGTATAAGGATGATATTAATCCTTTCTTATTTAAAATTAAAGATTCGTTCATATTGAGTGTTGAAGTGAATTATACTCCAACAGGAACGTGGAATGCTTATGAAGATGGTGCACCTGTTGAAACACAACTGACACTCAACATAAAAGAAAATTCAATAGTGACACACGAAGAAATAGAGGGAGGTTACTAATGTCAAAATATACACATATGCTCCCTAAGTTACAGTATAATGGAGTTACTATAGCAGACATTACTCATAGAATTGATATGCTCAAGGAAGTATCAAAATTCCAAGCAATGTACTATGAGATACGAATTTCAGAAGAAATGACTCCTGAGAAGGTAGCAGAGGACGTGTATGGTGACCAAGATTTGTGGTGGGTTGTATGCACAATCAACAAAGTCATTGACCCATTCTATGATTGGGTTAAACGTGAACACGAGGTATATCGATATACTGATTTAGCATATGCCAATAGGTATGATATTCATCACTATGAAGACCAAAATTACGTACAGTATCCCACTGACAGTCCTGAGAACGATAGAGTACCAATTACTAATTTAGACTGGGAAATTTATAAAAACGATAAACTAAGGAGTATAATGCTTCTCAAACCAGAACACATTCCAAAGGTTGTAGAGGAATTTAAGAGTTGGATGAGAAACACTAAACCTCAAGTACAGGAATAATATATTATGGCAGAGAAGAAGTTTAATACACTTAATCCGAAAGCAACATCTGAATGGAACTGTAAGTTCACTAGCATAATGGGAGACAGTACAGAATTGGCTGGTATTATAGACCAACTGTCTATCTATGAGTCCATATTCACTAATGCAATGCACGGTATCATACAAATCCACGATGGTGTTGGATTTGTAGAAGCAAATGGTATTATTGGTAGTGGTGAAGAGAAAGTCCACTTTGAGATAGACACATCTATGTCCACTGATGCGTTGGGAAAGACTGCTAACCTAGAAAAAGAATTTGCGGTTAGTTACGTAACAGCGGGTCAACGCACTGAGAAACATACTGCCTATCAGATAGGCATTGTATCGCCATATGTTATCGCTAACAATAAGAAGAAAATCAGTAGGTCATTTACAAAATCGACTGCTTCTGATATAGTACAATATGTAAGCGACAAGGTTCTTATGTTCGGCACACTAGGTGGTGATGCAAAGGAATGGACTACGTGTAAAATAACTCCATCGAAACATCCTAAAGAGATAGTCGTACCTAATTGGAATCCATTTCATCTAATCAATTTTCTTGCTAAGAACTCTGTATCCGCTGAGGGCGAATCCAACTATCTATTCTTTGAGAACAACGAGGGATTCAAATTCGTTACGCTTGATGAGTTGCTAAAGGGTAAGTCTAAGAGGGAAATGATACTGAAAGATAACCCACTAAAATCTTCTCAGAGTGGTGATAGCGAGATAAATGTCAATGACGCTATTATGGAAGACTATAGCGAAACACAACGATTCAATATCCCTAACAGTCAAATCAACGGACACTACGGTAGTTCCATATTGACACATAACATCCTCGAAAAGAAACTAACTAAATATGAAGTAGAGTATGATGGGGAAAAAGATAAGGTTCTAGCAGAGGGTATTGGTCTGAACGGTACTCCAGGCAAACCATTTAAAGATTTCAACGTAGACCAACACACAGGACTTATGAGTGACAATTATTTGTATCAAATACACGATAAGGGCGAGAAGAGCCACTATCCTCTGCACGATATGAAGATGTCCCAACTACGAACAAACATTGTTAAATTCAGTATGGCAGGAGACACGAACATATTTGCAGGTGATGTTATTACACTAAAGATTGCCTCTAGTATAAGGGATGAAACTGTCACTGAAGAAGAAGACCAGTATTCAACTGGTAAGTGGCTAATCACAGCCATACATCACAAGATTAATAATCACGAGTACACAATGACTCTTGAATGTATGAAAGACGGGTTCTTTACAGACCCAGAGATAACAATACCAGCGAGGGGTTAATATTATGCAGTTTATGGGATTTGATGGATTTATTTGGTTTACGGGTGTCGTAGAAGACAGACGTGACCCTATGAAATTAGGACGTATGAAGGTACGTATCGCTGGACTACACACAGATAAAACAGTTCAAGCAATCGATACAGGTATACCTACAGCCGATTTGCCTTGGGCACATCCAATGCAACCAATTACTTCAGCCGCAATGAACGGTGTTGGAACAACTCCATTAGGTTGTGTTGAAGGAACGTGGGTTATAGGATTCTTCAGAGATGGGCAGAACGCTCAAGAGCCTATTGTAATGGGCACATTCGGTGGGTTCCCTATGGAAGCACCAGTAGCCAAAGTGGGATTCAATGACCCTAATCTAGTGTATCCTAAAGAAACGCACTTAAAAGAACCCGATACACATAGACGTGGAAGAGTAGACTTTAAAGAGCCTGTAAAAGGAGAAGAGATTGTTTCAAAACCCACTCCTCTTGATACTGCTGGTGGTCGTGTAGAAGATAAAGAAGTCTATAAAGCACTAGCAGACACTTGGGATGAACCTGAGAACCCCTACAAAGCCAGTTACCCATTTAATCACGTTAGAGCAAGCGAAAGCGGTCACGTAGAGGAATGGGATGACACAGTAGACAACGAGCGACTAATGAAGTGGCACAAGTCAGGCACATTTGAAGAGATACGAGCGGATGGCACAAAAGTAACTAAAGTACAGAAAGATAATTATCAGATTGTCTTAGGAGACGAGTATATACACATTAAACCAAATCCAGTAGATGGTGCTGGTGGTAATATGTCCATAACCGTTGAGGGAGATGCTCACTTATCAGTAAAGGGAGACTATAAGACACACGTTGAAGGTGATTGTATTACAGAGATTGACGGTAAATGGCAAGTATATGTCGGTGGTACTACAGAAATTCAAACAGGTGGCACTAAACTAGACCAATCTGCTGGAGTCCATACAATCAAAGGCTCTATTATTCACTTGAATCCATAGGAAATTATATAATGTTTGAGCCAAATCCAAAGATGAAGATTAATGTCGTACAGATTAGTAAGGAGCGAAGGGTTGTTGTGATTGATGATTTCTACAAGAATCCTGATGAGATAAGAGATTTAGCCCTATCAATAGACCATAGGACAGAGGCTGATTTGATACACAACTTGCCGGGTGCAAGAGGTGTCGTAGAGACTGCCGAAGTTAAAGATTCCCTGCATAAGGTATATTTTCAACTATGCAAATTATACTTTGGTCACTTTGAAGAGAAACGGTTCAATGAGCATTGGGACAATCAAGAGTTTATGGTTAACGTGTTAAACGATGAGACACTATTAAGAACGCCTGTTGGCATTATACCTCATCAAGACCATTTCAAGATGCAAGATGGACCTGGATATCAATTCGGTTCTGTAGTGTACTTAAATACGGAAGAAGAATGTGCTGGTGGTACCAATATGTACAGTCATATGGGTAATCTCAGTATAGAGAACGATTACACTCCTCAATGGCTAGAAGACGCCAATGTAGGAGATATAAATTTTGATTATGTTAAATCAAAAGTAGACGGCGGAAGACCCTATGCTTGTGAATATGAAGCGAAAATGGCATATAATCGAATGGTATTATATCAAGCGGACACTCTACACGGACAAAATGTAGACCTTGGTATGTTCAGTGATTATAATAGAATCAATCAAGTATTGTTTATGTAAGGGGCATTAAATGGTCAGTTTTTCAACAAGTGGTGTAAGTGTAGTAGATACAATTAAGTCTGCCACTGGTACAACTTCCTTTGGGGGCGGAATCAACGAGGCGTTAGGTCAAGTCGGGGATATGTTACAATCGCCTGCTCATACTTCAGCGTTTAAGATGAAGACTGCGGCCAATAGTCTGTTTATCACAGATAAGGTAGACCCAGTAGCCCTGCAAGCCGCATTCGGACAAGATGGTGTTCAGTTATGGCAAGCATTGAGTGAGGTTCAAGACCTCTCTGACTCATTCACCACCTGTGGTGATTTTGCATTGAATGCCGCAGCCGCAGCCGCTACTGACTATATTAAGAATTCAGGTATCCAACAAGCAGGACGAGAACTAGCAGACTTGCTAGGCAATTACGAATCAGAGATTGATTGTGTTGCTGGCTTCGCCACATTGTTCGATGGTGCTGGTGTCATTGATGATGCTCTTGGACTAGGTGACTTGAAACAGATTCAACGCCGAGTGAATAGAATTATCATAGATAGCACCAATCCACAAGCAATATCTAATATGTTAGCATCTGCCGATGTTGTACAAGATTTAGTTGCTGATTTCAATGGTATGTGTCAAGATATGATGGGTTCTTTGAATGCACTCATCCAAAAAGACCTTGATGCAATGCAAGCCGCATTGAACAAACTAGCACAATGGGCCGCATTCGCTAAGTTGGCAACAGGTGACCCTTGTGCCTTGGTCAATAACCATAAGATGTTGAAGCATATTGCGACACCTGTTATGGATGATATCGTCACATTGTATCAACAAGTCACTGGTATTACAGCGAGTCCAACCAATCCTATTATCCCATTAGGTGATTTCTTAGGTAAGGTGTCTGGTGGACTACCATCACTACCCAAATTCAAGCAACAAGCACAAGGCGGACTTCAGACGTTTTCTACCCTTTCTGCAAGTATCCCTACAGGCACAGAATTAGTCGATGCAGTCTACTCCTCTGAAGAGATGGAGTATGTCAATGGTGTCGGATGGACAGTACCTGAAGATGCTGTTACAGACTTCACAAAGGAAGTTTTAGCAGGCAAGACCCGATTCAGTGGTTCTAAAAACGAATTCATTAAGAACGCTAAGGCTAAGGCATATGAAGCAACCGCATATAAGAAGAACGCAGTAGCAAAATTACACAAAGTAGGATGGTGTACAGGTGGTACAGACACCATTAGAAACAGAGACAAAGCCGCGTGTGAGGCCACTAAAGGTGACTGGAACGTGAAAGAAATGACTGATAATGAAGTCAAAGTAGCAGGTTCAATAGAAGCCGCAATGGGCAAGATTGCTGTTACTCTCTCTGATGCGTTTAGTTCTATAGTAGGTGACCCACCTCCAAGTAGTCCAGCATCACAATCTGTATCAGGTGCTCCTGTAGTATCAACAAAGGTTCGAGATACTTTACCGGCAGCCTCTAAGTTTGCAGGAGATAAAGCATCCCCATTTAGTCCAGCACCGGCAGCCGCGGCAGCATCATCCGCAGACCCGAACTCTCCTACTCCATTTCTTCCGCTTAATAGTGCCTCTTTCGTGCTACCAACTGAGTTACCTGGCAATATCAACTATGGAATGGGTGCCTCTGTAGCCGCTAATTTCGCACAGCAAGTATCTAATATCGGTGGTGATATCAGTGAATATCATCAATCAATGGAAGTAGTAGAACGAGCAATGAAGACAGGTGATTGGTCTCAGGTAGAAACCTGTACCTGTGAGCCAAAAGCCGCAAAGGCTTCCACTAAGGAAGTAGGCTCTTGTGACTTCACAAACCTAGGATTCCCTGAGGGATATAAGTTAATAGAACCTTCCTTCTATACACCCGAATTATTAGCCAAAGTCGATGCCGCAGAGAAATCAGGAAGCAAAGAATACGTTATGGGTGATGACAATAATATCTATCAATCCGCAGAGGTTGTTGTATTAGCCAAATGGGGTGCGACTAAGGTTGACCCTTATCTACCTGGCAAGGCAGCCTGTATCAAATACAATGGTAAATGGGTGGTCTCTCAAGCCGCTGATTCTGGCTCTTCTGGTGGTGGTAGTTCCTTTGATGTCACTAATGCTAAGTCTAAGGAAGTTTGCGAGAACGCTAATGGTTCTTGGGTATGTCAACAAGGGCAAGTAGGC